ACGGGTGGGGAGCGGCGGCGGGGCGAACGGCGGGAAGTTCCAACCGGAGGCGACCTTAGCCAGGGCGTCTACGTACTCTTCCAGGGTTCGGGGGTAACGGTGAGGCGCGGTAGTGAGTAGCTCGCCGGAGGTCTTACGCCATACGGCGTTAAGGGTGTAGAGGTCGGTCATAACAGGTTCCTTCCAGTAGAGGGGGTTACATAAGCGCCAGGGATTAGCGCGAGCGCCCGCCGGTGGAGTCGAACCACCGGGTATGACCGTCCGGGCTGTAGTGAGATTACAGCTTCACTACGGGGTATTCGCGATAGATTTTCACGGTAAAGAACAGCTCATCGGGAGTGCAATTCAGCGGCTCGTCCTCGGCGGGGATACGGTCGCCCAATTCAACGTGCCATCGCCCGCTGTCGCAGAACGACTCGTTCAGCTTGGGCTCAATGCCGCCCTCGATAGCCAACCGTAGCTCACGGCTGGAGGTGATGGCGGCGGCGCATTGCTTCCTAAAGTCCGCGCCTTCTATTTCGTTGTATGGGTACACTCCAACCACCAGGAGCGGCTCGCCGGGGTACTCCCCGAAAACGCCGAAGTTATCAATGAACTCCTGTAGCGCGTCGGGGTCTTGAATCTCGCAAGCGCGGACAGTATCCAGGTCGAAGTCTTCCAGTTTGTGAGTGCCGCCCTTGTCATAGTCCAAACCGTCAATGATGCTTTCCATAGCGTCACACGCCGGGTATTCAACGGGTAGCAAAGACCACTTCGGGCGGTAGCAAATCCACGTCCATTCATTATCGGGAGCGAAGTCCAGCGCTAGAACAGCGTCGAACTCAACACGGGGTATCAGACCGCCCTCAGTACGGCGGTGAGACAGGGTGAACATAGGGGTAGTTTCCTTCCAGTAGGGGTATAGGTGCGCGGGGGTGCGCTAGTACCCGCCGCCGGATTTGCACCGGCGGTTAGACCCAAGCTCGGGCGGGCTATCCAGGGTTACGCCTGGACGCGGGTTTCGTACCAAAGGGTGCAGTTGAAGCCAGCGTCATACCAACGGTTGTTTTTGTCCGGTACGGGGTCGCTAATCTCGACATTCCACAGCTGGTCAGTCGAGCCTAGGCACTCGTTCACGTGGCCCTGGACTTGACGGGTAATGTCTTCACGCCACGTCTTGCAGGCAACGAGAGCCGCGGTTAGGTCCCGGTGGAACTCACTCTGAATTTCGAGATAGCTCACCCCGCGCTGCCTATAGTTAGCGTCGCCGAAGCCCGCGCCGTGGATACCGTATAGCCACTTGTCGCCGTCGTCATCGATATAACCGTCTGCGTAGGTATCCATGAACTTCTCGAAGTCCGCGGGTAGCGCGCCTAGTTCTTTCTTGGTTTCGGGGATAAGGTCGTTAGACAAAACCAACGGGGTGTAGCGTCCGTTGGTACCGACTTCCTCCAGCGCGTCAATAAGCATGTAAGATGCGGTGTCTAGGGTGCTGAGGGCGAACTGGATAGCGTGCTTACCGTAGTAGCCGCCCTCAAAGTCAGAGCTAGTCAGGTGCAGGGTGCAGGGTATTTCAGCACGCGCCACCACAGAGCCGTCGGCTTCGGTACGGTGCGTAAGATCGAACATGATAATTCCTTCCAGTAGGGGCATAGGTGCGCTAGGGATAGCGCAAGTTCCCCGGCACGGAATCGAACCGTGCCTATGCCTACCAAGGCGGGGATACCGGGGTGTACCGGCGTTAGCGGGTGTGGCGCTCTCGACTAACCGGAATGTTGTTCCAGTCGAAGCCGACCTTTTCGAGGGCGGCGCGCCATTCGGCAAAGAACGCTTCCTTTTGCGGGGTGAAGTCCGGGACGACACCGGAGCCAAGTTCCCGGAGCTGAGAGTCGGACAGCGCGAAAGTCTTCCAGGCGTAGGATAGCCTTTCGAGGCCCGCACAGGTGACACCGAACAGGTCTTCAATTTCGCGGTAGTTGTGGTACCCGCGCTCATCATAGAAGCCAATATCGGCAGTGATACCGAGCAAACCGCGGGTATGTCCGTAGCGGAGGCGGAGGTCAATACCGGGCGTGTAACCACGTTCTGCAAGGGCGGCGGTAAATTCGGTGGCGGATAGTTCCATAATTAGGCTCCGTTCGGTAGGGGGATGAATACGCTAGGGATAGCGTGCGCACCCGCCGCCGGATTTGCACCGGCGCGTATGCCAACTAGGGCGGGCTGTCCTGGCTATGCAGGACGGGGGTAAGTGGTGTAGTGCCGAATCTTTTCGCCCTTGAACTCCAGGGGTTCCGGTGATTCTAGGGTGAAATGTGCGAAGTGTACGCCGTTTTCAGCTTTGACCCAATAGTCACAGCCTTCACTAACGTTAGTGCTCACGTCTTCACCGAAGCGGTCGCGTAGCGCGCAGTCGAAGTATAGACCCGTGTCGAGGGTGTAGCCGCCTTCTGCGAGGTCAGCAAATGCTCAATCGAAGAAGTCATCTTCACGACCCGGCTTTACGCCTTCAACTTCACCATCTTCGTCAAAATCCAGCATATCGATAAGGTCACCGTTATTCTCTTCCAGCGCCTCACGGTTAGACATGTCCGGGTTGAAGTCAAACAGGGTAGTCCAGTCACAATAGCGGTTGTTCACGTACAGTTCTGCAACGCCACCCGTGTATTTCGGGTCGCGATAAGCAACGACGGTTACAGGGTAGGTAAAGGGCTTAGAAGTGGACATCAGAAGTCCTTTCGATAGGTGTTTAGAAAGCTCGACTAGGGGTCGAGACGTTCCCTAGCGAGGGCTCGAACCTCGCACCCGCTACGCAGGCGCTCCAACAGCTAGGGATATTTTTACCTTTTCCCATTACACTATTTCTTTATCAAATATCAAGTTCGGCTATGTGCCTTGTGTGTTTCCAGTATATCAGGTTACCTAACGTTTGTCAAGTCCTTCAATCTGAATTATCTCGACCGGGGTTTTTCCCGTTCGTGATTAGTATATCAACTCGCTAACCGTTTGTCAAGTCGGTTTCAGTTTCTCCACGGGTACAGAGTAATACCCTAGCGCTTTCTTGTGAGCCTCACCCTTTGGGCGTTTTGGCGTAGCTAGGCATCAAAGATGCCATCTGGCAACCGGCGGGGCTTTTTGCCCCGGCGACAAACTTTATTAAGTTGATAAGTCTATCATAGCGGCTTCCTTGACGTTTGTCAAGTCTTAGCTAGATATTTTCTCGACCGCCCGTTTCAGCGGCTATGTGACTATCTAATCACGGGCGCCTGACAAATGTCAAGTTTTATTAGTGTGAAGCGTGTCACTTTTGCTATATCTTTTACATAACGCGCATATGCGCGCGTAGTGTAACACGTTGCTATGGTGGTGTGCAAGTGGTAGTAGTGTGGTGTTGTACACATTGTGTAGTTTGGTGTGTGTACGTGTATGTGAGTGTGTGCATGTGTATGTATGTGTATATGTGTGCATGTATGTGTATGTGTGTATGTGTGTATGTGTGTATGCGTGTATGAGTGAGTAAGCGCGCGTTAGTGTGAGTATGTGCGTATGCGTGTGTATGCGTGTATGCGAGCGTGTAAGAGCGCGCGTTAATGCATGTATGCGCGCGTATGTGCGTTTAGGTGTGAGGGGGCGGGGGGTACCCCATTAGCAGCCACTTTTCGCTCCGCCGGGTTCTGTCGCTCGACCTCTGAACCGTAGAAAAAGTACGAGGGCGAACATGTGTTCTACGTGAGCTGGGACACCAGAAGATGTGTTCGGTAAAACAAAAGGACCCCCACCGTACTCTCCCAAGGCCCCGAGGAGAATACGGTGGGGGTCCCGGTGAGATTCTAGCACACAGCTATACTGGAGACTGCGGGACCCCGCCCGCACAGTTCACAGAAAGGTGCCCTAAATGGGAGGAGCAGGTAACAACCGAAGCCGCCGCGGTAAGTTCGAGGTGGCGAAGGCAACCCCCGTTGTCATTGACCCCGCCGAGCAGCCGAGCCTGGAGCAGATCTCGCCCGACGTTGAGTGGCTACCCCCGACCGTTGAGTTCTGGGAGTCGCTGCCCGAGCACCCTACGTTCCAGACGATGACCAGCGCGCAGTGGTATTCTGCGGCGCTGTCCCTTGCCGTGCCCTACAACGAGGCACTGACGAAGCTCCTCAACGGCCAGCCTTCGACCCGCGCATCCGAGGTCTACACCTCCCACGCGAAGGACTATGGCCTGACCCCCAAGGCAATGCTCGGTATGAACATCGAACTGCTGACCGCCGCCGAGATGCAGCAGCGCGTGGATGCCTCGCGCCCGCAGTTGCCGCCTGCGTTGGGTAGCCCCTCCCGTACCTACGACGGACTACGGTTGGAGGGCAAGTAGTGGACATCTTCGGTAACGCACCAGTGGCCGCAGGCTTCAAGCCGGAGTACCCCGGCGAGTTTCCCACGCTGGGCTTCGAGGCGATCCACTGGATGACGCAGTTCCTCGCCCGCCCGACGGTCACCCGGTACGAGCCCTTCTCCCCGACTCGTGAGCAGGCGGAGTTCCTGCTCAGGTGGTACCGGCTGGACCCCATCACGGGTCAGCGCAAGTACCGCCGCGGCGTGATTCAGCGACCGAAGGGATGGGGGAAGTCACCCTTCCTATCCGCGATTGCCGCGTTCGAGGCGCTGGGCAACTGCCGCTTCGCGGGCTGGGACGCTAACGGGCGACCCGTGGGCGCGCCCTGGAACGCGGAGCGTAAGGTCGAGATCTCCCTGCTGGCTGTGTCGGAAGACCAGACCCGCAACGCCTTCGAGCCGATGAAGGAGATGATGGGTACTGACCACCTCGCCGCGTACTACCCCGGCTTGGAGGTCATGGAGACGCGCATCTTGCTACCCTTCAACGGCATGATTAAACCCCGCACGGCGAGCGCGGCCAGCTTCGAGGGCACCCCGCAGGTGTTCACGATTGCTGACCAGACCGAGACGTGGCTACCGAACAACGGCGGTGTGGAGCTGGGCGCGGTGGCGAAGCGAAACATGTCTAAGACGGACGGAACGTTGCTTGAGGCTCCTAACGCCTTCGTGCCCGGCGCAGGCTCCTTCGCGGAGCTGACGTGGGAGGCATACCAGAAGGCTATCTCCGGCGACTCGTTCCGAGACAGCATCCTCTACGATACGAGGGATTGGGGCGAGCCCGACTTGGATGACCCGAACAGTGTCATTGCTGGCCTGGAGCACGCCTACGGTGACTCCCTCAAGTCTGCGCACGGGTGCCGCATCCACACTCCCCCGTGCGGGGTGGACGGTTCCCCGTACCCCGGTGGCTGGGTGAACATCAACGGTGTACTCGATGATGTGTTCGACCCGGCGACGACGCTCTCGGACGCGGCTAGGTATTTCGGCAACAAGCCTCACGCCGCTGCCGATGCCTTCCTGGACATGAGCCAGCTTGCCGCCGCCACCTTCTATGACCTAGAGGCAGCAGGCATCCAACCCCCCTCGGCGCGCGACAATATTGTGCTCGGCTTCGACGGCTCGTGGGGACGTAGCAAGGGCATCACGGACGCGACCGCAATCGTGGCGATGCGAGTCTCGGACGGCTTGTCCTGGGCTGTGCGCATCTGGGAACAGCCGGACACGGCAGAGGGTCGTGACTGGGAGCCGCCGCGCCAGGAGATTGACGCGGTGATGCGCCAGACTATTCAATCGTTCGATGTTGTGGACGGACTATTCGACCCCTCCGGCTGGGAGACTGCCGCCGCGGAGTGGGAGAACCTGATTTCCACCCGGCGCGTGGAGCGTCAGCAGCTCAGTACCCGGACGAAGGCACCTCCCCGCTATGGCTCGATGATGTGGCGCGGTAACCAGCTATCGGCAGTGGCCGCGGCAACCCAAGCCCTACGCATCGCGATCATCGAGAAGGAAGTGATGATTACTGGCTCGCCCGGCCTGCGCCGCCACATCTTGAACGCGGTGTACCGCGAGACACGCGCGGGTAAAATTCTGTATAAGGAGAGCCCGAGCAGCGCCCGCAAGATTGACGCGGCGTACGCCCTGATGCTGGCGCACCAGTCCCGACTGCGCGTGCTGGCTAAGGGCACGGGAGCAGACCAGACGCGCGGCGTGATGCAGCCGATGCGTATTCGATAGGAGAAGAAGATTTGCTGATTTCAAGCGACCTCATCGGGGAGCCCGGCTCGGACGCCTGGTGGATGAACCGCCTCGGCACCATCATGTCCGCTCGCACCCCGCACGTGTACCGGATGCTGGAGTGGTATTTCGGTAACGCGCCCATGCCCGACCTGGACGCGATGGTGGACGACAAGACGGCGGCGGCGTACAAGCGCCTGGTGAAGCTGTCCCGTATGAACCTGGCGTCCCTGTTGGTGGATGCGCGCCTGCCGCGTATGCGATTGAGCGGAGCACGCACTACAGCCGATGACTCCCCGAACGGTGATGACGTGGTGGCGGAGCTACTGCGCGAGGAGAACCTGAACGTGAAGCTTCGCCTGGCCTGGCGTGATGCGCTGGTCACCGGCAAGGGATACATCGTCTCGACAGTGGGCGGCATGATGCACTCTTCACCACTGAACACGGTGTGCGTGACCGACTCGTTCGGTAACGTGGCGGCGGCGATGACGGTCTACGTCGATGAGATGACTCAGGAGAACGTGCTTCTGTTGGCGCGCCCTGGGTACGTCCGCGAGGCGCGCTCCTCGACCGGAATGTGCGTCCTCCCGAACGCTGTTTACGAAGTGAAGAACGGCGGTGCGCTCCAGCCCGGAATGTTCGCCAAGGAGGACGCTAAGGTGTGGTCGATGCTGGCGGACCGTTGGGACCTTGGCGAGCCCTCCCCCACCGGGACTGAGGGTGTGCCGGTCTACGAGTTTGCCTATGATCGCGGTCTGCTCAAGAAGCACGAGGCGTCGATGTTGCGAATCAACCAGATTCTCCTGCAGCGCAGTGTCATCTTCGCTACGCAGGCGTTCAAGCAGCAGGTCATCCTCGACGCGCCCATGACTGACGAGAGTGGCAACCCCATTGACTACTCGAAGATTCAGATGGATAACTCCCCCGGCTCGCTGTGGTTCTTGCCCCGAGGCGCGAAGTTCTGGGAGTCGTCCACGGCTGACACCTCCCCGATGCAGGAGGCGCTACAGGACGAACTGCGCAACCTGGCCGGTGAGTCCCGTACTCCGCTGTTCATGCTGAGCTCTGACTCGGTGAACGCATCGAGTGAGGGTGCGTCCGCACAGCGCGAGCTTCTGGCCTTCGACATCGAAGAGCTGGAGGACTTGTTCACCGAGACGTTGAAGCGCCTCATCTCGGACGCGCTGATTGCGCGCGGTGAGACGGAGCGCGCGGACCGCGCGCAGATGCGCATCGAGTGGGTGGACCCCCGCCGTCCGTCCCAGCTGGAACGAGCAACGGCTATTGCGGCAGCGACCGGAGCCGGTATCCCGCTCGATACGGCTCTACGCAAGTTCGGCGGCTTCACCCCCGATGAGGTGGAGGAGACGATGCGCGAGGTTGGCGTGGGCAAGCTTATCGACACGCTCTCCTCGAACGTCGCGCCGCTGGAGAACCCGTACCCGGAGGTAACCCCCGGCAAGGAGGAGTCCCCGGCAAGTAGCACGGAGGTTGTGGACACTGCGGTGAACTTCTCCCCCGACGCTAACCGCATCTCGAAGACGGGCGCATAACCATGACCACGATGGGAGATGTCGCCAACGGTAAGTCCGCGCGCACCCGCTCCCTGGTGGATGCGCTCGTGCGCTGGCTCTTCAACCTTTGGGAGTCACACACGGATTTCAGCGACGCAGGAACAGCTGAGTTGATTCGCGATTCGGTGGATGCCGTGGAGGAAACGCTGGTGCGCGCTCGCCAAGAGGAGGACGCATACCAGGAGGTTGTGTTGCGCGCGCTGGGCCGTCGCTTCCCCGACGGCGTGCCGCCTGCAGATCGTGAGCTGTACCCGCGTCAGAACAAGATCCCGGAGGAGGTGTGGGCGCGCCCGGTCTTTGTCTACCGCAAGGCACGACAGGACGGAGCGAGCCCTGCAGAGGCACGACTGCGAGCGCTCGGTCGTGTGCGCGAGCTGGCGGAAGCGGATATTAAAATGGCGCAACGCGAGCGCGCCTCCCGCATCCTACAGTCTGCGGCCCCACAGGGTGTGATTGGCTATCGCCGCATCATCCACCCGGAGCGCTCCAAGACCGGAACCTGTGGTCTGTGCCTGGTGGCGGCGAACCGTATCTACTCCACCGGGGAGCTGTACCCCCTGCACACCGGGTGCCAGTGCGAGGTTCTGCCCATCACCAAGGAACATGACCCCGGTCTGCATCTGAACCGCGAAGACCTGGATGCTATCTACCGCATCGCAGGCTCCACGGGTGCGAGCGACCTATCGAACACTCGCATAAAGGAGTACGTCTCTGGTGAGTGGGGCTCTGTGCTGCGCAAGCACGACCGCTCCACGGCTTCGGGCTTGTCCCCGCGAGACGAGAAGTTCGCCCTGCCCAAGGAGGACGCACAGCGCTACTCGCACGTCTCCGACCCGGAGCGTATGGTACGCCGCCTACGCAAGTCGAGCAGTGAGCTGGGCGAGTGGGAGTCCCGCCGTGGCTCGGCGTCCCGGGCGCGTAAGAGCAACCTGGAGAAGACGCTGGAGTACTGGGAGAAGGTGGCAGGATGATTACGCTAGTCACGGGCGCCCCGGCTTCGGGAAAGAGTACCTATGTGCGGTATCACGCGAAGCCTGGCGATGTTATCATAGACTTGGACAAAATCAAGGAGTTTGCGCGAGGAGACGAAAAGTTGGCAGCGCGGCTCCGCACAGCGTTTGAGCATCGGATGCACACCCTCACTCAGGATGTGTGGGTGGTCCGAACCCTCACGAACCCGGCGGACCGGGAGCTCTACATTCGCAGGCATCACGTGGCGCGGGTGGTAGAGTTGCGTGCGTCGGGGGAGATTCTTCATTCCCGAGCAAGAGGGCGTGGGGACTCCCAGGAAGTTCACGAGGTCATCGACCGCTGGCTTGACCAGAACCCCGAAATGGGGAGCACACCGGAAAGGTAACTATGGAGAACGAAGCAAACGTCACCATCGAACCGGAGCCCAAGGCGGTAGACATCTCCCAGGTCGGGGAACAGCTCGGCAAGGAAGAAGACGCACCCAAGGGTGACACGGATTGGAAGCATCACTCCCGAACCTGGGAGCAGCGCGCTAGGGACTCGGCACGAAAGGTGAAGGAATTGGAAGACGCACTGGCAGCACAGAGCGCAAGCACGGACATGACTGACCAGCTGGCAGCATTGCAGGCGAAGGTCGCGTCGCTAGAGGCTGATGTAGCCGAGAAGGAGTTCGACAACCTCTTCAACCAGGCTATTCAGGCCTCGGGTGCATTGCATCTGGCAGCGCTCAAGGAAGGACTCAACCGAGAAGCCTTCCGCGCCGAAGACGGTTCGTGGGATTCGGGAAAGCTGAACGCCTACATCTCCGGTCTGGTGCCTGCTGACGCGGCCCCCGCTTCCGTTTCTCCTGGACTCCCGCAGAACTTTTCGCAGGTTGCTTCCGCATCTGTAAAGGATGAGGAAGCTACGGCGCGTCGTCTTGCGGATCTAATGATTAAGAAGCTCTAGACAAAGAAAGAGGCGACCATGCCCCGAATTAAGCGTGCGGAATACCGCATGGCGGGTCTGAACTGGCTGCTTGAGGGCAAGGCCCGCGACCACAGCCAGACCGCGATCTTCGACCCCGCGAACTTCACTGAGGTGATTGCTAAGTACAAGTGCATCCCCTCCGGCTATCCCGTTCAGATTGACGCCAGCGGCAACATTACCCCCATCAAGGCTGCTACTGACACCCCCGATGCGCTGGTCGTCTGGGATCAGAGCGCTAAGCCGGGCACCGGCAAGCAGGAAGTGGCTGTTCTGATGCACGGTGTTGTCTACCACCACCGCCTGCCGAAGGTTATCGTTGGCGGCGAGGAGAAGACCCTCGAAGTAGACAAGACCAAGAAGACCCCGCTGATCTACCTGTACGAGAAGGGCGCTGAATAATGGCAGAAATCTGGCATGATGCCGTAACCCCCCGCGAGCTGACTCTCGCAATTCGCAATTTCGCGAAGGAGTTCCTGGATAAGGAGCGAGCAGACGGTCACCTGACCTCCTTCCTCCCCGAGATCCCGGTTCCCACTCGATCCGTGTCGCTGTCGGCAGTCACCCCGTCCCGACAGGGTATGGCCTTCAACCGCGCGATCGACGCTGAGACTACTCGCGGCACCACTCAGGCAGCACGTAAGATGGCTTTCGACCTGCCGAACCTGTCTCACGCTGTGGCTATCTCGGAAGACCAGATTCTCGCGGCTCACCTGGGCGAGTCTGTGCTCGCAGAGAATTACATTCTGGATGCGGCTATGGCAACCTACAAGGCTGTGGACGCAACTCTGGAGTGGCAGCGTGGCCGTGCCCTGACCACCGGCAAGACCCCCCTGATCTTCCCTGGTGGCACGGTTCTTGAGGATGATTGGGGTCGTGACGCTCGTATGTCCGTCACTGCTACCCAGTTGTGGAGCGACCCGAACGCTCCGGTGCTCGACCACCTGCGCGGGTTTGTCGAGGCGTACCGCCTGGTGAACCTCACCGTTCCGGGCGCTATCGTCGTATCCCAGAAGATTCTCAATTACCTGGTCCGTAACAACCAGGTCTTCAAGCAGCTGTACGGCACCCTGGCTGGGCAGGTAAGCGGTACCGTCATCGGCCAGGAGGCTGTGAACGCGGCCCTTAAGGGCATCGGTCTTCCCCCCATCACCGTCTACGAGCGCATCGTTCGTAACCCGGAGGGTGTGGACGTGCGCGTGCTTGACGAGGATCGTATCTACCTGCTCCCTGCAGAAGGTTCTACCGATATGGGCGCGACCTTCTGGGGTCCCACCGCCTCCGCTGTCAAGCTGGGCTGGACCCCCACTCAGGGCGCTGGTATCTTTGCGGGTGTTCGCACCAACAACACCATCCCGGTTGTCACTGAGGTTGTTGCGGACGCACTGGCAATGCCTGCGCTCTACAACCCGAACCTGGCCTTCACCGCTAAGGTTCTCTAGTGGCTAAGGCAGCGGATACCCTGTTCATCGCTGGTCGGTTCATCCTGGCTGGCGAAGAGATCCCTGCCGAGCTGGTCCCCCTCATCACCAATCCAGAGGCGATCGAGGGGGGTATCCCCGCTCCGGCAAAGGCGCGAAAGCCGCGTACCAAGAAGGAACCCGAAGAGGAGAAGTAGTGGCTGATTTGGTCATCACCCGAGAAGAAGTTGAGCTAGAGCTAGGCGATTTGCCGTTGGCTCGTTCCCTCGACCTTATCGAGGGAAAGATCAAGGCCGCTATCGCAACCCTTCGCGGAGTCTGCCCTCGTGTGGACCGCTTGCTTGCATCTGACGCACCACTGAGCGAAGTCGATGAGCTGAACATCAAGACTGCGGTTATCAACTCGGTTAGTCGATTCATGCGAAACGACATGTCCGGGTACCGCAAGGAGGAAGAGTCCAGCTACGCTTACGAGCGCGACCCGCTCTGGTCGAGCGCTAACCTGTGGTTCACTGACCTGGAGCTCAAGGCGCTCAAGTGCAACAGCATCGACGGGTGTACTGCCTTCGGTACAATCCGCACCACCCTCTCGGAGCCTTACGCTTCCGGGTGGGGTTTCTCCGGTGGGTGGTGCTGATGAGCCTGGTTACCAACCCTCGGCACGTGGTGAAGGTGTACCCGGCAATCAAGAAGATGATGCCAGACGGCGGTGGCGGCATTGGCTGGTCGGATGAGCCGCTGCTTATACGGGGCAATGTTCAGCCGCTCGCTAGTGATAACCTGAACCGAACCGCATCGACACGTGATGAATATTACGGCGAAACGTTGGCGACTACGGCGGTTATTACGACCCCACCAGGCACGTGGGATAAGGCGCGACAGTCCCTCCCCGAGGAGCTTCGCGAAGGCTTCCCCATCGACGCGCTGGTGGTGTTCGACCCCGGTCAGTACACCACAGTGCTTGGGGTGCGCACCCCCACGGGCGGGGCGCCGCTGGTCTACCAGATCAACGCGCGCGAGGTGCTGTTCCGCATGGGGCGGCACACTCAGCACGATAAGGTGGCGATGTACCGAGGCAACGACGTACACCGTAAGTTCCTGGAAGGAAAGGTCTAATGGCACGACGAGATGGTATCGAGTTGTACGACTCCAACGCCCGGCATGCCAGTAGCCGGTTGTCCATCCAGACAACCATCCTGGATGACGTGGCTGACGACATCCGACGTGAGGCACGGCGCGCGGCGATGCCGTATCGAAAGAGCATCGGTGACTCGTATGTCGATCACTTCAAGGTGAAGACTGACCGATACACCGGCAAGGGTAAGCATAAGCAGTACCCTGTGTACGACCGACTGGTGGTCAATGACCACTACGCGGCGCACATCGTGGAGCTGGGTATCGGCAAGGACGTTATTCACTTCTCGGACGGACGCGAGCAGGAGGTTACCGACCTGCAGCGCGGTCACTTCTTCCTCACCGGTGCGGCCGCAAAGGTGGTAGGAATGAAGAAGCTTCGCCGTCCCCGTCCTGCACTGCGACCGGCAGATTGGGACAAGGGGGATGCACGCCGCGAGATCAACAAGGGCACGGGCTTCCGTCATGATGTCCTGCGAAAGGGCAAGTGATGGAACCTGCAAACCCAGCGGTGTGGCTACACACCGTGCTCGACCAGGCGTTCCCCGGTCACGTCATCAAGGATGTGGGCTCCGGGGAGTTGCCTGAGTGGTACATCCAGCCGCACGAGATGATGTCATCCTTCGATGAGCAGGACGCGGAGGATATGCTCAGTATCTCCCGCCGAAGCTTCCGACTGCGCGTGTACGCGCCGACTTCGTACGAAGCGACGCAGCACGCATCCCGCGCTGTCGGCGCGGTGCGGCAGGCTGTCAAGGACCAGGTAACCGCTGGCGGCCTCACCGGATGGTCTTTCTCCCTGTGGCAGGCGCCCGTGGAGAATTTCAAGGTCACGTCCATAAAGGCGACCATCGGGGCACAGGTGGACTGCTCCTTCTCGGTGAAGTTCATCCATACCTACGACGAGCTTTTCGGACTGGGCTAAAACACTATCAAGAAAGGAGTTCTTGTGGCACGTCATAAGAACTACGACCCGGCTGATGTAGTCGGCGTGAACTGGGCGACTGTCCTGGTTGGTACTAAGGGTCCGGCAACCCCGTTCCCGGACATCAGCAACTTCAAGTTTGAGGATGCGTCCACTTATCCTGCGGGCTTCGTTCCTATCGGTCTGACTTCGCGAGAAAGCCTCCCGTCAGTCACCACCGACGGCGGCGAAGAGACTGTCCTGGACACTGCCGAGATGAAGAACGTGGAGTCTCTGACTTCCGGTAAGTCCTTCTCCATCGCGTTCACCGTTCACTCCCTCAACAAGAACACTCTCAAGATCGCGTTCGGCGGCGGCAAGGACGAGTCCCAGCTCGTTAAGGGCTCCGGCACCAACACCCAGATTATTCAGGGCATCAGCTCGGGCGACAACTCGCTGGAGCTTCCGGTTCTGATTATCTACTCCGGTGGCGGTAAGAACGTTGGCCTGTATTGGCCCCGCGTCAAGGTCAGTGGTGGTACTCTTGCGGATGTCTCGATGGAGTCGCTGATGGCCCTCAACTTCACCGGCAAGATGCTACAGCCCACCACCGAACACCTTAAGGAGATCACTAAGGTGTTCACCCCCGGCGGCTCGCACGAAGGCTTCTTTATCAAGCCTTCCGCTATCGCAACTACCGCGAAGGCGGTAGTTGCCCTGGAGGGTGGCGACCCCGCGTCTCCGGTACCTGCGGTTGTACCGGGCGGCTAATACGTAGCGCCTCTACGGGCAAGAGACGCTATAATAATGGGAGCAGAGATTCGTCTCTGCTCCCATTCTCTATGTACATGAAAGGACAGATCCTTGACTGAGATCAACCCCGCACTTCCCCCTGCCTACGCTGACCAGCTGGCCGAGTTCCATACCCCCGAGGAGGCAGACGCTATCGCGACCGCCGCTGCTGCCGAGAACACCCCGGCACCCAACGAGGAGCCTAAGAGCTACCTTGAACTGCCCGGCCACGACCTGCTGATTCCGCTGGAGAAGCTAAAGACTAGCGACAGCTTCCGACTCTACGGTGCGTTCTCCGTTGTGCTGGAGCACGATACTCAGTCGGCACAGATGTTCGCCTTGGCAGACTTCCTGGATGAGAACGCATCGAAGTTCATTTCGGCAGAGCGCCTGGCAGACTGGGAGTCCTTCGCAGTCGCGAAGAACAACAACGAAGTTCTCGATCTGCTCATGGCCTACTTCTCTGAGATGGGAAACGACTAAAGCTGCTCCGTCTCGCGCGACGTGAGCCGAGCCTCGCGGCAGATTTCCTCGTCCTCTATGGCATCAACCTAGAGGAGGAAGCAATGCGTCTGCCCGCCTACATAGGCGGAGCACTCCTAAAGCGCCTGACCTTCGAGTCCCGCTCGATGTTCCGGCACGAGGTGCGGTTCGAGGCTCTGCAGGACGCGCGGGATATGCCGGAACCCCCGGATTTGAGGACGGAAGCCGAAAAGGAGCGTGCGCAATACGACGCCCTTTTCGGGTACGGACTCCCGGAGCAGCACCTTAATTGGATTCTGGAGCGGCTGATATCGTTCCAGGCAATGTACTACTCGGCTAACTCCCCCAAGGGCGCGAGCCCGATGGAGCGGGATGAGATTCCCACACCGGATAAGCTAGTCAAGAAGAAACGAAAGCCTACGCCTGCCGATTTGTTTAGACACTATTACGGAGGCGAAGAAGATGACGAGCCCGCGGCCTAACCTCTACAGGTTGGCAGGCGGGCTCGTCTGTGTATGAGAGTAAGGAGGATACATGGCTCTCGGAAGTTTTGAAGCCGGCAAGGTACACATCCGGGTCCTGCCCGATGCCTCGGGATTCAACCGCAAGCTCCGGCCTGAGCTAATGAAGGCCAAGCGCGATGCTGAGAAGCTGATGCGCATTGAGGTTACCCCGGTACTGAACAAGCAGGCGCTACAGCGCATCAAGGCTCAGCTGTCCGGTCTGGGTGGCACCGCAAAGATTCAGGTGGACGCCGATACGTCGGAGGCCAAGCGGAAGATTGACGAGGCAACCGAGGACCGCACCTCGACCGTGCATGTGAAGGCAGACCCCGCCGACCTGCAGAAGAGCCTGGACGAAGGTACCCGAGACCGCGGCGTGCGCGTTCACATGGTGGGCGACTCGGACGACCTGGAACGCAGTCTGCGCCGTAGCACCCGCGACCGGGGCGTGAAGGTCAAGACCGAGGCAGACTCCCGCGACCTAGAGAAGAGCCTGAACGAGAGCACCCGCAACCGTTCAATCAAGCTGCCCTTGGAAGCGGACTTCGACCACCTGGAGAAGCGCCTCAAGAAGGTGACCAAGGAGCGTAAGCCCCTGCGTATCCGCATCCAGGAAGCTGTCGAGAAGTACGACAATCTGGTGGACGCAGGTAAGGACGACCACCGACCGTGGAGCAAGCGTTTCGGAGATGAGTTCGAGCGTCTGCGCCAGAAGTTCAAGGAGTCTGAGCGCATCCCCCGGTCGTGGGGTGAGGCTTGGCAGAAGTCTCTGACCTTCCTGCGCAAGGATAAGGACATCGACGAGTTCCTGCGCAAGATCTCGCACGCCCGCACCGAGACGAAGAAGCTTCGCGAGTTCTTCCGCGAGCGCCGCGAGCGCCGTTCAGGGATTAGCTCGTCGGACGGGGAGGACTCCTCTAGTCCTTCCGTAGATACCAGCAAGGTTCGCACCGGCGGGCTTCGTGACAGCATCACCCGGTCAGTATCCTCTGTCCGTTCCTTCATCGAGCAGGTTCGCTCCACTGAGGGTCCGCTGTCTTCCCTGCGCAACTCCCTGAGCAAGGGCGCGCAGTCGTTCAGCGATTTCTACTCGCGCGTCTCCGAGCGCGCCCGCGATACGTTCGAGCGTATGAAGAACTGGGTTACTCGCTCGAACGTGGACGATGAGTCCTTCGAGCGCTCCGGCAGGGTTCTTGATGCCTTCAACAAGAAGGCGAAGGACAGCGCGGACAAGTCACTGTCCCTGTCCGAGCGTATCTCCCAGCGTATGCGCCGTATTGCCGATGCGACGGTGGAAAAGATTCACTGGATCACCTCGGGACAGTTCGATGACGATGACGCGGAGGACGTCACCAACCGCTTCTTCGACGCCTTCGAGAAGGGTATCTCCAACCACGATAAGCCGGACTTCAAGCTGTCCGACCTCGTGGATTTCAGTGACGACGACTTGTTCCGACGCGCTGATGAGCGCCTGCAGGATTACCGTAAGCGCCTGCAGGACTTCGAGAAGTCGAACCGTACCCTGATTCGTAAGATTGCTAACTCTGCTTCCTTCGACGCGGCGCGCGGTACGGAGGCCTTCGACCAGATGAACGCGCGCCTGCAGGAGCTCGCGCGACAGGCGAACCTGGCTCGTAAGAATCTGCAGGCGATGGACAAGGCGATGCGTGATGCTCGTCGTAACGGCATCTCCAAGAAGGACCCGGCGGTAGAGGACGGCTCCTCTCCGCTGATGGGTGTGCGCTCCCTGCAGCAGAACAACGCTCTGCTCGATGAGGCACGCCGCCGCTTCGCTGACCTGGCTGACCAGGCGGAGCGACTGGGCAACATCGACATGGCGCGCGGTCTGCGTGAGTCGATGGAGGCTGTGGGCCGCCAGATTGAGCAGAACATCAAGAATCAGAAGCTCTTCGGGCAGACCCTCACTGACCTGAGCGCTGCGCGTATCAGCAAGCGTGAGGACTCGCCCCGACCGTCCTCTCCTCTCGATGCGTTTCCGCAGACTCAGGTAGACTTCGGTGACTTCTCTGAGTCCTTAGCGAAGCTAACTTCGCACATCAAGGAACTCAAGGAGGAGCGCGCCAAGCTCACGGCAGACCTCAATAAGGCTGTCCAGTCCGGTGACGTCGAGGGCGTAGACCGTCTGCAGGAGTCCTTCGCCAAGTTGCGCGACCGTCTCCGAGACGCACGCGAGCAGATGGACTCGCTCAATACCTCGCAGAAGGTCTTGAACTCGCCGGTGAATATCGGCAAGGGTCTTCTGGACCGCCTGCGTGGTGACACTAAGGGCGAGCCTATCAAGATCGAGGCGGAGGTGGACCTTGACGACACAGTTGCCAAGGAGCGCCTTAACCACCTGACGGAGGATAAGGAGATTACTGTCAATGCGGACGCGGACACGGGCCGCGCGCGTATGAAGATGGCATCTCTGACCCGCCCCCGCCACGTGCTCATCTCGCCCGAGCTGAACAAGGCCGCCTTCGTTAAGGTGGCAACGGCGCTCGCGTCGCTGTCCGGTGCGCGCGCTGCGTTCGACTTCACGAAAAAGTTCACGGACTTTATCAAGGACATGGATAAGAACCTGGGCGAGCTGGTCAAGCTGGCTTCGGTTATTTCCACCCTGGTATCCGGCTTCACGTCCTTGACCTCGCACGTCTTCGCGCTAGGCCGCTCCCTCGTCACCATGCTCCCCGCGCTATACGCCGTCCCGGGTCTGGTGGCCTCGTTCGGCGTGGCCACTCTGGCGACGGTGAACGCGCTCAAGAAGTGGGACGACAAGATGAAGGACGTAAACGATCGCTTCAAGGATCTGAACTCGCGCGCGGCCCAGAAGTTCTGGGATGCCTTTGAAACCCCGATGCGTCGCCTCATCAACAACGTGTTCCCGGCGTGGGAGCGCGGATTCCTCAATATGTCCGAGGCGATGGGTAACTTCTTCGTCAAGGCAATTGAGGGCGCGGAACGCTACGCATCGCAGGGCGGCCTGAACCGCATCTTCGACTCCATGACTAAGGGTGTGGAGTCGATGTCCCGCGCTATGGCCCCGCTGACCGAGGGTCTGCTGCGCTTCGTGGAGATTGGCGTATCCTACTTCCCGCGCTTCGGTGATTGGTTCACCGACATGGCGAATAAGTTCAACGACTGGACCAAGACTGCGGACATCACCTCCGCGATCGACAAGGGCATCCAGGCGATGAAGGACTTGTGGCGCGCCGCTGTCGAGACGTGGGGAATCCTGGATGCTATCTCCAAGGCAGCGACGGCGGCAGGCGGCGCTACGCTGGGTGACTTCGCTGACGCGCTGGGCCGCCTCCACGAGCGCCTGGAAACGGTGCAGTCTCAGTGGATTCTGACCACGCTTTTTAAGGGCGCTAATGACGCGATGTTCGAGCTCGGCAAGAGCTTCGAGATGATTTGGGACGCGCTGAGTCGTACCGCGGATAAGGTCGCGTCCGTTATGAAGGGCATCTCTGGCATCATCAACGCCTTCGTGGATTTGATGACCCGCGCCTTCTCAGATACCCGCTTCTCCGATGAGTTCGTGCAGGCGATTCAGGACGTGAAGACCGGCATGGAACAGCTGGCCCCCCACGGTTCCGACCTGGGAGCTGTACTCGGCTCGATCTCCTCGGTGGTTGGTACTATGGCGAAGGTCTTCTTCCCCATCTTCGGTACGGTTCTTGAGGAGCTTGCCCCGATCTTCCAGGACCTCAAGCGCGCGGCTGAAGCGGTCATCCCCGTGCTCGGTACGTGGCTGAAGGACGCGATTAAGGGTATCGGTGACGTGATTGGACCCGTCATCGACAAGTTCGCCGATTGGGTGGAGAAGAACCCTGAGCTCGCCGCCACTTTTGGTATCGTCGCTGTCGCTATCGGCGGAATTATGGCGGTCATCGGACCGGCTCTGGGTGCTCTGGCAGGCTTTATCGGCACCGTCACCTCCATCTTCGGTGGTGTCGGTGCGGTGGTCGGAGCGTTCTCCGCAGGTGGCGCGCTAGAGGCGGTCGGCGCGGCTGTTGCCTCTGCCGCCGCGCCTGTTGCTATCGCTGTCGCTGCTGTGCTGGCCCTGGCCTTCGCGTTTAAGTACACCTGGGACCATTCCGAGGAGTTCCGTAAGCGCATCGAGTCCATCGGTAAGCACCTAGAAGAAGCGGCGCAGCCCTTCGTGGATTTCTTCAACAAGACCCTTAAGCCCGCCATTGAGGAAGCGTGGGGGCACATTGAGAACGCATTTAAGAAGGTGGGCGACGGTATCCAGACCTTCATGGAGGGCGCGGCGGATTTGGCCGACGCGATCGCCCCCATCTTGAAGCCGATCGCGGATGTTGTCGTGGCGGTATTTGGTCCCATCTTGACGGAGATTATCGATAATGCCGCGCGTCTCTTTGAGCACATCTTCCAGGTTGTCGGCAGTGTCTTCGGCGCTATCGGTGAGATCTTTAAGGCTATCGCGGCTCTGCTGCGAGGGGACTTCACCGGAGCTCTGGAGCACTTGAAGAACGCCTTCTTCAACGTGTTCGACGCAATCTTCAACTTTGTCGGCGGAATCATTCGCGCGATCCTGCTCTGGCTCAGCACTACGGCAGGCCGTATCCTGGGGTTTGCGCGTAAGATCCCCGGCATGGTGTGGGACTTTATCAAGGGAATCCCGGGGCAGCTGGCCAAGGTGCCGGGTATGATTATGGATGTCTTCAAGCGCCTGAACCTGTTTAACTCTGGTCATAACCTCATCACCAGTTTTGGTCAGGGCATCGTTAGCGCCTTTAAAAATGTTAAGCAGTGGACCCTTGACTCGCTCAAGTGGTTGCGTAGCCTGTTCCCGTTCTCCCCGGCGAAGCGCGGCCCGTTCTCGCGAAGCGCGCCCGGAGGCTACCTCGACACTTCGGGTAGCAAGATGATGCACGACTGGGGTAAGGGCATCTTGTCCCAGCAGGACTTCCTGTCAGACAGCCTCAGTACCATGATGGAGGACATCAAGAGCGACATCGACTTTGATATTGCTCCTGCGATTAGCACGCAGAACATGGACCTGGGCTTTGATGCGCGCGGCGACGTGCGCCTGTCGGGTAACGTGACAGGTAACCTGGAGACTGCGCTGATTAATGCCCTGTCCAGCGGTGTAGAATTGAGGATGGCAAAGGATACCGGTCGCGCGGTGCTCGGCTACAGCGAGTCCGCGATGCGAGCCAGCCGCTCTAGCTGGTAAGGACGAAAGGAGATAGGGAGTGGCCTTCACGATGGACACCACCATCCCGCAGCTTAGCGGACTTGATGGGCTGTTGTACGACGCCACGGTAGCGGTGTTGAATGGTAGGGTCCTCCCTATCGCCTTCGGCGAGACGATCACGCACTCCTACGAGGGCGCGCGGTTTAACACGTTCACCTCAGCCCGAGGAGTGCGCAGTATCTCGTACCGCGGGGACGCACCCCGCAACTTGTCGGTATCCCTTCGTATGCCCTGGAAGTATGTTGCCACAGTGCTGGGACTGGAGAGTGTACAGCGTGACCCGATATATGTCATCTCCCCCCTGGCGCGCCGCACCAACGTTCTCCCCCCGTGGTTCGACTGGAGCGATGTCCGGACAGGTAACCACCACCTACGTGTAAACCACGAGTCGAATCTGAGCGGCTTCGCCCGCTCACTGAGCGATATCGCCTATACCGGCACCTCTACCTACGGCCCCTTCGTCATGGATTCCATCAGAACCAAGAGCGCGAATATATACGGGCGCGAGGCGTCAGTCCCGACCGGGGCCACGTACAGGTTCCGAGCGGGAACCCGATCGTCGGGCGGCAGTATTCCGCGGGCGGTAGGGCTAATTGGGTTTGATAGCTCCGGCAATAAGGTGTGGACCTCCCCCTTCATTGAGGCCAGCGGAACCTGGGGGGTGAGGACCTCGGAGGAGTTTACCATCCCGGATACCGTCGCCGTAGTGCGTGACTTCTATGATGCATCGCTAGTGTCCTTCTCCCCGATGCAGCTGTGGATCGGCACCCACGAGCCCCCGCCCTCGCCGCGCATGGGCGGAACGTTCCAAATTTCTGATCTCAGCTTCACCGAGGCGCCCAGCACCAAGGCGAAGCTGTACGATGTCTCCTATACATTGAAGGAGGTGGCTCCGTGAGCCCTATCTCTCATACGATTACGTCTGAGACTCTTGAGTGGAAGGGCATTATCCTTCCTATCGCGGATGTTGTGGTCACACACGAGTTCTCGCCGCTGCCCCAGGGGGTCTCTCCCGGTAGGCGAACCCCCCTCACCGTGACGTGCACAGCACGCACAAAGGCGTCGCCTACCCACCTCATGCAAACCCCTTTTGATGGCGGTATCCCCAATCACGGTGATGCCGTAACGCTGACCTTGTTCAAGCGGTATGGGGATGACGGGGCTACGCGTGAGCACAAGCTTAGCCTGGTGGTAGACGAGGTAGAGTACGAAGGGGATAACCTGTCGTTGCGCCTCATCCAGCGCGTAGACTCCTTCTCTGTCCCTATCTCAATCTCGCCCTGCCCGCCGCACCACACCCGATACTGGGCTGTCCGAAGTGATAAGTTCACCAAGGAACAAATCGGAGACGAGGGGGAGACACGAAGTGTAAACCCGTCTCTTCGGTGGCCTCTGTATTTGGCACTCCGTGCGGGCGGCTACTCGGTGACTCCTCCCCCGCTCCCGACGATCCAGCTTGACCTGCCGCTGCAGGGAGCGTACACAACGAACACGTGGGACAACCCGTATTATTCACAGGATGCGGACCGTGACGCGGCGATCTTGTCGAACGTCAAGGCGGTAGACTTCTTCTTGGACCCGGGACGGTGGGGCGCAGCCAGCGAGGAGTCGGAAGGGGTGAACGGTGTCGGATTTGCCGGAGAGCTGGCGAGGTCCCGATCCGGCAAAGATGGAAAGGAGTCCCCGTCTGCCGCGACATACAATGGTGTCTGGTTTATGGTCGAGGGTATCGTACAGGTAACCCGGGCTAAGGATCGCAAGGATATCTGGGACCGCCCCTTTCGTCGCGGGAACACCTTCACGTCCTTTATGATTGTTAGGTCAGAAGATGCAGTGAAGAACCCGGAGAACCTATACCAGGTGAAATTCTGTACGGACAGGAGGCTCGGCCTAGCTTTACGATGGAATCAAGCCGGGCACTTCTGGGTGTACCGCTCCTCCTATGCGCAGGAGTGGGTGGGCTTCTCCCCCTCTGCTGAGTCGGTAGTCAAGGAGTTTGACATCGACGGCTGGCAGGGGCGACGCGAGATCCCGGTGGTCATCGAACAGATAGGTGACCAGGTAACTATCCGCATTGGCACTGTCCACGAGGTGAGATTCAATACTCCCTCGATTACAGGTCCCTACGGAGCTACCCCCACCTGGGTAGAGGTGTGGATTCACAACCCCACGAAATCTGCCGCTATGGGTGTTACGGGCGTGCAGGTCGCCAGTATCCCGACGGATGAGCCCTACAAGAGTCGGTTTATGGAGGTGGCGAAGGACTACCACCTCTTCACCCCGAAAGCTCGTATTTTCTCTAACCCCATCCTCTACACCCAGGGGGTGCTCCCCTCGGTCCGAGCGAAGCCCGCCGGCGAGGTGCTGGACGACATCTGTAGCTCCGCGGGGCTTACCTGGTGGATTCGCCCCGATGGGGTGGCGGTTGTTGTCCCCTTGGAAGACCTAGAGAAATCTCGTTACGGGGCTACCCACGCAATCAACGTGTCGTCAGATGTGAAGGACATCAGCTTCTCCAAATCCTCCGTGGACGCAAAGTCATCGCTCGAAATTGAGTACGCGAGCGTGGCGATGTGCTCCTTCGAGGAGGCTCGGTGGGTACTTTACGAGGGCGGCGGCTGGGCGGATATCGGTAAACCTGTCGAAGTCATGCTCACTGCGGACGAGGAGATCGACTGGCTAGAGCCTGACTTCACGGTAGAGGACGCAGCGGAACAGGGCTATCTCTGGTTAAAAAGCGGCGTTGGGTCCTTCTACGGTGGTGGCACCGAGTACCAGATGCACTGGCGTAACCCGCAGGGGGTGTTGCAGAACGGGCCGAAGACTTCTGTGGCTATGGATGTCGTGTTCTCACTCGCTAAAATCAACCCCTGGAACGTTCGGCTGACTTCTACGTACACCCGCAGTTTTCCCCCGCCGGACCCCGGGGGTGGCCGGTTCTGGGAGAGGATGAACAAAGGAGCGCTGCAGGCTGTACCTAACCTGGAAACCCGACGTTGGGCGCTAAACGCCGGGGCGCCTTCGCAGATTGACGCGCCCATCCACGGACTCCCCATCATCCGTGCTCGTGGACAGCTCAAGCGCGCGAAGAAGACCGGCACCATTGCGGGCAGTGTCCAGAACGCTGGTGTGCTGCAGGTGGGTAGCTGGGATTGGCTGATGGGGTCCAGCTTCGCGAAGGCAGCGGGCTACGCTATCGCGCCGTGGGTCCTCAAGCCCCGTCTCCAGATCAAGTCCCTCGTCATCCGCTACCGACCCGAGGTGTCCATCGGAGACACGGTGAACATCTACGGTACCTACGGCTCCGAGATGGGTCGGTCGTTCGACGGAACACTATCCGGCATCGTGTACTCGGTGACTCACTCCCCGAGCGTCGGCGAGACTTCTCTCGGTGTGATGGTCAAGCCGCAGTCGTAGCCGCAAGATGGTACAATATGAGTAAGCCCTGCCCCGGCCTCCTAGATTTCGGGGCAGGGCTTATTGTGTACACGTGAGACTCCAAGGAGACACCATGAGCAACTTCGCACAGAAGCTCGGCTGGTCCGACTCTGCTACTTTCGTCCCGGCGCTTTCATCGGTGGCCGACACCACCGAAGACATCATCAAGCGCGTCGTCAGCAAGGAACTAGCTAACCTCGGCGGTGAGGGCGGCTCGGGCTCCATCGAGGAAGCCCGAGTACGTGCTATCGCAAACGAGGTGGTCACCGCGAAGCTCGCGGAGGCAGGCCCCGGCATCACCGAAGCTGACGTCACCCGACTCGCTACCGCCGCGGCGCAGGCGGCTGTTCGCGCTCTCCCCGGCCCGACCCCCGGCGCG